ACAGATAGACGAACACACAGAGCAAAGGGATATTTTAGAGCCCAGTCCACAGAACAATATACCTTTAAAATTGTTGGTGATGATGCAATATATTTATGGATAGGGTCTGCCGGTGGTGACGTAGATTCATTTGAAAGCACAATTACTGCAAGCAATGACCTATGTTCCGCACCAGGCAGCCACGGTGACACTTTGGCTACTGGTTATATAAATTTAGTCGAGGGAGAAGTTTATCCCATTATACTTCTTGGTGGAAATCACGGTGGCCTGGCGACTGTACATATGAGTTGGCTCACTTCAACATTCACAGAGACACATAACGGCACACATTGGCTCCATCCGAATACAACTTTTCACACTACTGATGGACAAGATAATATCGAAGGACATCCAAGCAATGTTGTTTGGAGTTATTTTAGGACGTAAAATTATGGCTTATTCAGAGAAAGTATTAGACCACTATGAAAATCCACGTAATGTGGGCAAGATGGACCCGGCGGACGAATCAGTCGGAACAGGAATGGTTGGAGCACCCGCTTGTGGTGATGTAATGAAACTCCAAATTAAAGTCGAAGATAATATAATTGTAGATGCAAAATTTAAAACATACGGATGCGGTTCAGCAATTGCCTCATCCTCTCTCTTAACAGAGTGGGTCAAAGGTATGTCATTAGATGAAGCCCAGACAATTGAAAACTCCTCTATTGCAGATGAATTGGCATTACCTCCCGTCAAAATTCATTGTAGTGTATTAGCCGAAGACGCAATTAAATCCGCTGTTGCCGATTACAGGTCAAAACATTAGTGATAACGATAACTGATACTGCCGCTGAACGAGTGACCAATTTCCTGAAGGAAAGGGGTTCTGGCTTAGGTATCAGAATTAATATCAGGACCACAGGATGCTCAGGATACGCATATCAATTAGAGTACGCTGATACGATTGTTGATGGAGATATGGTATTTGATTCTAAAGGAGTCAAGGTATTAATCGACCATAAAGCACTAGCAATGATGGACGGCACTGATATCGATTATCAGAGAGAAGGGCTAAACTCAGGATTTGTCTTTAGTAATCCATATGAGGATGCAACCTGCGGTTGTGGGGAATCGTTTACTCTCAAAAAATAATTCAATTAGGGGTTGACAAACCTTCAGAATTACAGTATAATACTATAATGATAAAGGAGATAGACTTATGTTTATAGAGAAATGGCAACTGATGAGCATCTTTATGGTGGCTGTATCAGCCTACTTCTCATACCGCTCTGGATTCAAAGAGGGGGTGCTTACTGGAATACATCAATGCCTCGATGATTTGGCTAGGTTGAAGTTAATTTCACAATATGAGCATCCTGAAACTGGTGAAATGGAAGTGGGTAGATGGGATGATGAGAAGAATTCTAAATTGGATAAATGGGAGAACGAGGATGAGTAGACGAAATGCTTGGTACACTCAACGAGAGTGGGACCGAACTGTTGGTATCGGTGTGGTACCAGCCTCATATAAGGCTCCAATGAGTAAGGATGACCCAGACTGTCAAGCAGACTGTGAATGTCACGATATGCCAGATGTGTCTGTTCCTGTAGAAATGACTTCAGAGGCGAGAGCCTGGTTCAAGGAGCAGGGTTTACTGACTCCAGAAGAGGTCAGACAAAATAAAATGAAAATAAGTGAAGAAAAGGGTTGACATTGCCCTATAATGTCTGTATAATGTATCTTGTAAGTTAGTTAACAGACCTCTCATAGATTAAATGAGTTGCCTTTAAAAGATTGTTGACTAGTTTTATATAATGTAAGTTCTTGAAGGAGATAATATATGTACAGTATCAATATGATTGACGAAGGAGTCCAAAAGACTTTATCACGAGATAATGTGGTAGAGATGCTTAAAAATGATGTGGCTCAGGTTACATTCAAAAAAGCAGATGGCTCAGAACGAGTAATGTCCTGTACATTGCTCAATGAAGTTCTCTCCCAACGTGCGCCTGAAACTGCGGCTTCTGATAAGCCTAAGTCTCCAGCAAAAGCACCTAATCCCAACACAGTTGCAGTCTATGATATGGTCGCTGACGGATGGCGTTCATTTCGACTAGATTCGGTAATCTCTATCGAATTTCCAGAAAGCATCTTTACTGATGAAGGCATTCAATACCCAACTTTTCAATAACAATAGGTATAATTAATGCGGAAGAATGATGTTAAAGTTCTAAGCGAAATAGACCACGTTCTACATCGCCCAGGTATGTATGTTGGTGACACCACAGTTGGTAGTCACAACAAATGGGTGATGCAGGACGGGGCAATCGTGAAGAAACAGGTAAAAATTGTGCCTGCGTTCTTAAAATTGTTTGATGAGATTGTTAGTAACTGTATCGATGAAGGTTTTAGGACCGACTTCAAACACGCTAATGAAATCAAAATACGATTAGAAGACAATGGCAAAATTACTGTGGCTGATAATGGTCGAGGTATTCCAGTGGTCATTTCAAATGACGGAAGCGGAATAACTCAAGCCGAACAGGCGTTTACTAATCTTAGAGCAGGTGCAAACTTTGAGGACGAGGGTCACGTATCTATCGGTACTCACGGTTTAGGTTCTACCTTAGTTAATATCCTATCGAAGAAATTCATAGCACATACAGATGACGGCAAGAAGCATTTTCGTCTACACTGTACTGGTAATATGAATGAGATAGATACTGAGATAGAAAAGTCTAAAGGAGAACGAGGCACAACGGTTTCATACTTTGCAGATTTCGATAGACTAGGTATGAAAAATGTCGATGATGACCACAAGGGGCTTATTGAAAAACGAGTCAATGACCTTGCTGTTTGTTTTCCGAAAATCAAATTTAAATATAATGGGTTGCTTGTTCAAGCAGGTACTTTCAAGCAATATCTCAAAAAAATAGGAGATGCTTATGAATGTATTGAAGAGCCTGAATTTAAAGTGGCTGTCTTACCATCCGAGTCTATGGAGACTATCAGTTTTATTAATGGGATTGACACCTTCGGTGGTGGAGTCCACTGTGATATTGTCTCTAATGATATTGCTAACGCATTAAAAGATGCCATTAAAAAGAAGTACCGTTTAGATATTCGACCTTCTGATATTAAAAATTCATTATTGTTTGTGATACTCACTAATTCGGTTGGTGACCCAAAGTTTGATAGCCAAACGAAAGAGCGATTGACTAATAATGCCAATGAGATAAAGCCAATATTTGATGGTGTGACCGAAGAAAAATTCATTGCTCGTATTATGAGAAATGAAGAATTGGTCGAGCCAATCATAGAGGCTCTTATGTTGAAAAAGCAATTGGCTGACCAACGTGCATTAAAGAAAGCAAATAAGAATGCCAAAAAGGCAAAAGTTGCTAGTCACATATCAGCATCAAGCAAGAATCCAGAAGATAAAATTCTGTTTATTACAGAGGGTCAATCTGCAATCAGTAACTTGATTAATGTACGTAAGACGGCTATTCACGGTGGATTCCCACTACGTGGTAAACCTCGAAATGTACGTGAATTGAAGCCTACTGAGATTATGAAGAATAAAGAATTATCTGAATTGATGTCCATTATCGGACTTCAATTAGGTGAACCCGCAGACGATTTGAACTACGGAAAGATTGGTATCCTAGCGGATGCGGATTATGACGGATTCTCTATCGCCGCACTGCTGGTAAATTTCTTCTCTAATTGGAAGGAACTGTTTGATGATGAGCGAGTTCTCCTAATCAAATCTCCTATCGTGGTTGCCAAGAAAGGCAAGCAAATCAAACGATTTTACGATTTAAAAGATTTTGTTGCGGAATCGCTTGACAACACCTGGAAAATACAGTATAATAAAGGCTTAGGGAGTTTATCAGTAGATGAGTATGACCTAATGATTAATGACCCAGTAACAGAAGTGATTGCATACGACAGTGGAGCGAACACTTCATTAGAAACAGCGTTTGGCAAGAACCCAATCCCGAGGAAGCAATGGTTAATGGTATGATGAATGTAACACAACTTATTGATAATCAGTATAAAGACTACTCCAAGTATGTTCTTTATAGCCGAGCAATTCCGCATCTTATTGATGGCTTAAAGCCGTCTCAGAGGAAGATTCTCTATACAGCATTAAAGACTGCTAAGAATGGAAGAATCAAAACTGCCTCTCTCAGTGGTAATACAATTTCGACTGCTAATTATCATCACGGTGATGCCTCATTAAATGAAGCAATCACAAAGATGGTTCAGACCCACTCGAATAATATTGCATTGCTAGAGGGAGAAGGAAGTTTCGGGTCTAGGCTTGTTCCAGATGCCGCCGCACCAAGATACACATATGTCAAAATGAGTAATAATTTTGAGCAGTATTTTGCTGATACGATGGTTGCTGATAATAGCATTGACCCAGAAGACCCAGAACCAGCGTTCTATCTTCCTATCATCCCTTGGGTGCTAGTCAATGGAATCAAAGGTATCGCTGTCGGTTTTGCTACAGAGATACAGCCACGTAATCCGAAAGAGATTGCCAAGTTGTGTTCTGCATATCTGAGTGGGAAGAATATCGACAAGTCTGTTCTGTTGCCATTCTATCCAGACTTCTCAGGCAAAGTGTTTGAAGAGGCAGATGCAGTCTATTGTGAGGGAAAATATATTCTCACTGGTCAGACTAAGTTAGAAATCACAGAGGTTCCTGTCGGATTCAACCGTGAGACATATGTTCAGTTGCTAGACAAGTTAGAAGATGAAGCCAAGATTGTTTCGTATATCGATAACTGTGACAAAACGGGGTTCAACTTCGATATTACATTGAAACGTGGTAAGGCGATGACCCCTACCCAGATTGTATCGATGTTCAAGTTAAGAAAAAAGATTAACGAGAACATCACTGTCATCAATCACGAGGGCAAACTGAAGGTCTATGAGAATCCTATTCAAATTATCAAGGATTTCTGTGACTATCGTATTACCAAATATGTTGAGAGATACGCATATCTCATTAACGAAGGAACTGGTACCCTCGGAACGATACAGGCGAAAATCAAATTCATTGAAATGATTTTGAAAGGAACCCTAGATTTTAAGAATAAAAATAGGGAAACCATAAAAAAAGAGTTGACAAACCACTTTGAACCTGTTATAATAGATATATTAATCAAGATGCCTATCTACTCATTATGTAATGATGAACTAGATAGACTGAAGAATGAAGGAACGACTCTGTACAAACAGATAGAAGTATGGAAGAAAATCGATACGACCCAAGAATTCATTCGTGAACTTAAAGGACTTTGATATGGAATTTGTTAATGAAATAAGTGAGAAAGAGAATGCCAAGCCAGAAAATAATGGCTCCTTAGAAATTGGCTATATTAAATTCACCAATGGAGAAGGCGTAGAGTTTGAAGTGAAAGATGTTAAAGTTAATGATGTTCAAGGCCTAAGAGAATTCATCTGGGAATTGATTGATGAAGTTGAAGTACGAGAGCGAGGCAACCGATGATATTAGTAGATTTTAATCAAGTTATGATTGGGTCGTTGATGAGTAATGCGAAGACCCAAAGTGATGTATCAGAAGACTTGCTCCGACATATGGTGCTGAACTCTATACGTAACTATCGTAAACAGTTCACCAAGACCTACGGTGAGATTGTTATCTGTAATGATAGCAGACACTATTGGCGAAAGGATGTGTTCCCTCTGTACAAAGCCGCACGTAAGGCTGGACGAGATGCTTCTCCTTTTGACTGGAACGAAATCTTTAGAATCTTTGATAAACTTAGAGAAGAATTGAAAGAACATTTTCCTTACAAGTTTGTTGAAGTTATGGGTGCAGAGGCTGATGACGTTATCGGTGTTCTCTGTAAATACCATCACGCTAAAGAAAACACTTTGATATTGTCCTCAGATAAAGACTTTATCCAACTGCATAAATATAAGGGAGTGAGACAGTATAGTCCTGCTCAGAAGAAGTTCGTTAAACATACATCACCAGTTGCTTATCTAAAAGAGCATACCATTCGTGGTGATAGAGGTGATGGTATTCCAAACTTCTTGAGCCAAGACGATTGTATTGTTGAAGGAGTCAGACAGAATTCCATCTCTAAAAAGAAGTTGGATATCTGGTTGACACAATCGACTGATGAGATTTGTGTAACTCACGAGATGACCGAGCGTTGGGAAAGAAATGACCAACTCGTAAATCTTGATAGAATACCTAAAGACTTAGTAAGCGATATTCAGAATAAGTTTGCTCAAGAGCCTTCAGGAACACGAAGAAAATTGTACGATTATTTTGTGATGAATAAACTAACCAGGTTAGTCGATGTTATCACAGACTTTTAAAATGGCGGGTATCGTATAATGGTTATTATAAGAGGTTTCCAACCTTTTGATGTCAGTTCGATTCTGACTACCCGCTCCACATTTGAAGAGGCTATGATATTATGGAAGTGATTATAAGTGAAGAAGGCAACTTTGAATTCTTAATCGATAAGATGGACATCATTCTCAGTATGTTGGGAATGGGATTCACCATCGGACTTTGGGTAGTAGTCGTAGTCGCATCAATTAGATTGGGCTGGAAGTTATGGCCTTGGGTATTAGCAGTAGGCGCCTTAGCCTTCTTATTTTTTTAGGAGTGACGAATGCCCATATTTTTTAAAGTATTAGATGTAGTTGTTTATAGTAAGCCAGATTGTATATTTTGCGATAAGGCCAAGGCACTATTACAAGTCAAAGGAATAGCATATACCGAGCAGATTATCAATGTTGATATAACTGTCCCGGAACTTTTCGAGAAACTAGGTCAAGAAGTCAAGACAGTACCACAAATAGTGGTTGACAATACCCTCATAGGGGGTTATACTGAACTTACTGAATACATAGCGGAGAAAGAGAATGATGGAAGTGAGCAAGATATTATCAACACTTGAATCTGATAATTCGAGGTTGTTTAAAGAAAAAGTCCTTACTGATAATAAGGACAACCCAACACTAAAACGTGTATTACAGGCCGCTCTGGACCCGTATACTCAATACTACCAACGCAAGATTCCCGAGTACACTCGCAAAGAAGGAACAATGTCATTAGACTGGGCATTGGGTTCTCTGCTAGTGTTAACGTCACGGGAAGAGACTGGAAACGCCGCAATAGGACGCTTAAAGAACACTCTTGGTAGACTGAGTGAAGATGATGCTGAAGTATTAAAGCGTGTGGTATCGAAGGACCTGAAGTGTGGCGTATCAATAGCAACAGTCAATAAGGTGTTTGGGAAAGATTTTATCAGCACCTACCCTTGTATGTTAGCAAGTGCATTCAATCAAAAATCATTTAAAGCAATCAAATATCCTGCCATCGCTCAGACAAAGATGGATGGGATGAGAGCAAATATCCTTATAAATGCAGAAGGTGGAGTTGAGGTCCGTTCAAGAAGTGGACGTGAAATAGACCTCCTCGGGCATTTCGATGAGTTTGTTATGAAGATATTTTATAAGTCTGCCGTACTGGATGACTTAAATCATTTTTACGGTGCTGTCCTTGATGGTGAGTTACTAGTTCTAGATACTAATGGAGATATATTAGATAGAAAGACTGGTAATGGCATTCTCAATAAAGCAGTGAAGGGAACCATATCAGAAGAAGAAGCCTCACGAGTAAGAATGTGGGCTTGGGATATGATTCCTCTTGAGAACTTTAAATCAGGAAATTGTGCAATACCATACTTTGACCGACTTGCTGTACTGAACGAAAGAATGCAAGCCGTGTACAATATTCAAGAAGATAGTTTAGTTAACATCCTTCCAGCAGAAATGGTAGGAAGTTATGAGGAAGCAGAAGCGGCCTTTAACGAGGCTTTAGATGCTGGTGAAGAAGGAATCATTGTGAAAAATGGTGATTCGCCTTGGGAGAACAAGCGTTCTAAATACCAAGTGAAGATGAAAGCCGAATTAGAAGCAGACCTTTTAGTAGAATCAATTGTTGAAGGTTCTGGAAAATATCAAGGATTAGTTGGTTCTTTGAGTTGCACATCTAAAGACGGAAGTCTGAAGGTAAATGTTGGCTCAGGACTTACTGATATCGACAGGAATAAATCGCCCGATGAATTTATCGGAAAGATAATTTCCGTAAAATATAACGAAAAGATTAAGGACAAGAGCAACGACACTTGGTCATTGTTCTTACCTATCTTTCAAGAATTAAGATTAGATAAATCAGAAGCAGATAATCTTTAGAAAGGCGTAGATGGAAGTTCGAGTAAGAAACAACAATGTCGAAAAAGCAATTAAGATTTTAAAGAAGAAACTCCAGAAAGAAGGCTTGTTCCGAGAGTTGCGAATAAAAGAGTTCTATGAAAAGCCTAGTGAAAAGAAACGAAGGCGAGATAAAGATTCAAAAAACCGTGTTGCAAAAGCACTACGAGATAAACTTAAAGAAGAGAGATAATATTATGGACGTTTATGCTGTTAAGCAAGTTTCTACCAAGAAGATTATTGAGTCAGGCTTCACTAAGAAGTCCGATGCAAAATTAGCCCGCAATGCTCTATGTGAGTCAGTGTGGCAGAAGTTGAAGAAGGATGCTGTAAAGCCCTTCCCATTTATTGTAACAAAAGGTAAGGAGCATCCGAACTACGATGGCTAAGAAAATAAATCCTTGGACTTTGGAAACTTATGAAGAAAAAGAATGTCCAGATTGTGAAGAGGACAAAGCCAAATGGGGACTAACGGATTCTATAAAGATGCTAAATAGTGATGAAGTAAAGCAACTTCAGAAAGAACGTCTTGCTATCTGCAAAAAATGTGAGCATAGTAAAGACTTGATGGGTCGAGGTTGGATTAATTATTGTGACATTTGTGGATGTATGTTAAATGCGAAAACACGCATTGCATCCTCTAAATGTCCAGATGGGAGATGGTGAATATAATATGGATTATCAAGAAGCAGGTGTCGACCTATACGAGCAAGAAGTATTTAATGTGAAACTTCAAGGCAAAATGCCTTGGTTAGGTGGTTTTGCTGGAGCAGTAGATATCGGAGAAGATTATCTAGTGTCAAGTTGTGATGGAATTGGAACTAAAATTCAACTCTATCTAGACAACAAAGACCATCCAGAAGTTAGTATCAAAAATCTAGGTTGGGACCTCGTAGCAATGGTATTTAATGATATCGTTTGTACTGGTGCTGTTCCTATGTTTATGAACGACTACTTAGCAGTAAATAATTTAAAAGACGCCGAGTTCTTAGATTTAATTGCAGGTATCAATGAAGGATTAGCCGAGATAGGCGTTCCTTGTCCTTTGATATCAGGTGAAACTGCATTAATGCCCGCTCTGATGGAGAAGGGTAAATTTGATATTGCTGGATTCGGTGTTGGTGCTATCAAGAAGGAACTCTTCATTGATGGTACGAATATTAAAGAAGGCGATTGGATGATTGGACTAAAATCATCTGGCTTCCATAGCAATGGCTATACGTTAATTCGTAAAGTCTGGCAGACACAAAAGTATCGTGCTACTCAAGAAGAAGCCGATGCCCTGCTACCAAAACTACTAACACCGACACGAATTTATGCGTCAACCATATTGAAATTGCTATCGCAACATCGAAGCAGTGTTAATGGAATTGCTCATATAACTGGTGGTGGTAGAGATAATGTTCTACGCCTTCTAGGCGAAGATATTAACCTTCGTCCTCAGTGGGATGACAATTGGGAAAAACCAGAAGAATTTGACTGGATTCAAAAGATGGGCAGTATTAGTGACCAAGAAATGAAGCGAGTATTTAATGATGGTATCGGAATGGTACTTATTGTTAGCGAAAACTCAGCCGTTGAAGTCATTGAAACATTGACTGCTCTAAAAGAGAGTCCTATTATTTGTGGGAAAATATCCTCAAGGCTTAAACAGTAATGACATATGAATCCACACTTTTATTGCCTGCCGCCTTAGGTTCAGCAATGCCATTAATGATGATAAATTTTGGTAATCGTTATACAACTGTTGCAACATTAATCAGGAAGATACATAACGAATTAATGGTAAAGAAGTTAACAAAGAAGGACAAACAAACAAATTTATATTTAAAGCAAATTGTGGTACTCCGAAAACGGTTAACACTTAATCGAATTACTGCAACTTTAGCCGCCAGTGGATTTCTTTGTAATTTAATTTCTTTGTATTTTGGATATACAGGAAGTGTATTAGAGTTTGGATATTTCTTTACTCTAGGAATTGCTTTGTTTGGAATTGCAATTGTACTTTATATTCTTGAATTGCAATTGGCTACTCGTGCTTTAGATACTCACCTACAAGACTTGGAAGAATTATGACACAAGAAAGTATTAAGATTTTTGTAGACATTGATGGTACTATATGTACAACAGATGAAAAGCACGATTATAATGCGGCTGAACCATTACCTAGCCGAATTGACCGTATAAATATTTTGCACGATGAAGGTCACGAGATTACATATTGGACTGGGCGAGGTGGACAATCAGGAATTGATTGGACTGAACTTACCATTAAACAGTTAGAGCAATGGGGTGCGAAATACACATTCTTAATTGTTGGTCAAAAGCCACATTTTGATTTGTATGTTTGCGATAAATCTATTAATGCAGATAGATTTTTTACGGAGGTAGTAATTTAATGCCACACGATTTGAAACCGAATAGTCACTTAGAAGGAGCGACACTAATGACTCCTTCAGACGCACTAGCCCAATGCGAAGATTGTCGTATTGAAGTAAGCACTAAAGGTGTTGTTATAGATAATAGCACTGGTGATTTAGCGTATGAGATGATGGGGTTAGTTGTTATTATTTTACTCGGACTTACTGCCTATGCTGGATATCAAATTATTAAGAAGCGGTTTAAGTGAGTTTTAGGAATGCCTGTAGACGTTCTTTGGGCCAGCGAATGGGAGATTTTGTTTGGGGACTCACCATATCTTGGGCAGTGTTCTTTGCGGCAGTCCTCGGAGCCACCTTCGTGATGATAATTGTCAACTATTTGTACATAACATAGGAATATGATGATAGATAAGATAAATTTTTACCAAGATTCTGAATATCTACGAATACGTAGAGTTGAGAAGATTGCAAAAGCAAATACCCTCAAGAGTTACAAGGATTCAACCGCGAGGGTAGATATGGAGAATGCAAAAGGCTCAGAAAGGCGAGCCCCAAAACCTCCAATGTCACCATTTGGTGACGAAGATTGAGGTCTGTAATGACTCAATCTCTTAACGTAACACAAACAAGGAAACGGCAGTAACAGTATGAATAATTGGATGACAGCAACATTAGTTGCATTGACATTAGTAATGTCGAATAGAGCGATAGCAGAGCCATCTCCAGATTTGGGCGGGCTAGAAGCAAAACTATTCGGTGAAATTAACCAAGCCATAACAACAAATCAATCGGGTGATTCTGATTTTGTGACAGGCGTTAACAGTAGTCATTTCGGAGTTGACTTAACAGATAGTCGCTTCGGTGAAAATAAATGGTTCGGTCGCATTTCTGCGGACGTAGACCTAAACGATAAAGATGATGGTATTGACACTAAGGATGCTTATGTGGGGTATCAAAAGGGCCCACTTGAACTAACCTTTGGTCGCCAAATGAATATGCGTGGTAAAATCAGAGAAGCGACAGTTGGTATCTTTGAGGGACCTAATAAATTTAAAACTCAAAATGAAGGTCGTGAAGGACAAACTCTCAAAGCACAATATGAGATGGGTACCACAGTTTTTGTAGGAACAGTAACGACAGATATTGGTGCATCTAACACAAAAGTTGATTCTTGGGAAGTAGGAACATCTTACCTCTTTAGAGATAATATCAATATGGTGTCAGGTTTTGCCAGAGATGAAGATACATCTACGAACACGCTACTTGGTGGAGTAAACTACACTTGGGGAGATTATCTCTTCGGTGGGACTTATGAAAGAGCATTGAAACACGCTCTGAAGCCAGGCAAAGGAAAATTCAATCTAGTAGCACAGAAACGACTAGACGATAAGAACACAATCAAGGGTGGATATCAAACTATCGAAAGCGGTACTGATACTTATCTTCTTGAAGCAGTACACGAGTTCAATGGTTACGGAGCGGTTTATGCCAATGCCGAACATATCACTGAAGACAGTGCTGAAAATTATACGCTAGGATTTAGACTTCGGTTCTAAAACGAAGAAAGGCTAGGATGAGATAGGGAACACCAGCCGGTGTTCCCTTTTCTTATTATATGTTCCAAGCAATCGCTCCGCCTTCCGCTTTAGGGTCAACTTTTATATCCCTAGGGTCTACGGGCTGAGTCTTGTCTAACTTCTTATCCAAATCATCTGGTGTTATCTGTGGCTTAGGACTCATTTCTTCTGTTTCCACAGGCTGAAGATTCCCACCAAATAATACTACACAACTCATTCCAGATTCAAGATGAGCAATTAATGAAAATGTAGTAGTGTTGATATTGAAATATTGCATTATTGGTACTTGTATCGCTCTCGGCATATCGCCTTCTTTTGCGCCAGGAATCTGAATAACACCCATTCCCATAAGCATTTCTTTCTCGCCACGATTACCTTTAAATTCTTGTAAAATTACTGAGGTCGGACCACAATCAAGAAAAGTCGGCCATTTGCTGATTCCCGTTGGAGCCTGTTGTTGTTCGTCTTTAGGAACTGCTTCAGTTCCTATGCTAGCCTCGTGTTCGGCTGCGGCAATTCCAGACCATAAAAAGCCAAATAGCACAGCGACCGAGACGAATATAGATGATTTATTCACTGTTTTCTCCTTTATATCGTATGCAAAGTAACTACTTTGTGAACTATTTATATAAATGTTAAAATAAACGAAGAAAAGGGTTGACAACACGCTTTGGATACGTTATAATACTTGTATAGAATGATTAATGAAGAGGTATTAAATTATGAGTAAAATGAAAGATTATGTTATGGATGTCCAAGAATGGGTTAATGATGTTGTAGCAGATGGGCAGTGTGATTTTGATAATGTCCATCAAAAAGCGACAGATTTCTTCGGAAATAGTATGGCTGGTGATATAGCGAAAGATTATGTCGAATACGAAATAGCGTAAAAAAATTCAAAAAAGGGGTTGACAAGCCCTTCATTATCTAGTATAATGTAATTATAAATAAAGTAAGAGAGTAGGAGAACCTATGAATTTAACTATTAAAGGCGATACCACATTTCAGTTAGCAACTGATGTTGAGGCGTTTAATGATATCGTAAAGATGTACGATGGCAATAACCACTTCATCAAGGACGTCCTTTATCGTGTTGAGAACAAGGGCTCCGTAACGGTTAAGCAGATTTCGGCTGTAGTTAAGTCATACAAATCTGACCTAGAATACAAAGAAAAGAACGAGGAACGCCTTGCTAGGCTAGTACCGATGAAAGATGGAAAGGGCGAAGTCATAGGACAAGTTGTGTCTATTAAGCAACAGCCAAATCCATACGATTACGGCCAATCTTATGTTTATAAGATGTTGGTCGAAGATTTTAGAGGGTACCGTGTATTTGGTACTATTCCTCGTTTCTACCTCGAATTAGAAGAGGAATTGAAACCTGGAGATTTCGTGAAGTTTGATGCGAAACTCAAGCAAAAGGAACTAGGATTTGGATTCTATTCATATCCAAAAAACGGTGTTGTCGTTGACGGCGAGACTGCCAAGATTACTAAAGAAGAACTCGAAAAACTAAAGCCTAAGAAGAAGGACCAAGAAACAATTAACAAAGAAAAGGCCGTGTTAGCAAAGCAAGCCCACCAACGTGAGTTGATGGATTTTCTTTCAGCGTAGATACAATACAATGAAACCATTAGGTAACGAAAAACAAAATGCTCTTAGTCGAAAATGGACTAAGGCAATGCGTAAGGCTGGCAAAGCCAAAGCCAGACAGAATAATAAGAAGGTGTCTGTAGACACCCAATGACCCGGGCAATGGGGGAAGTCCTATTTGAGATACTATTCTAAAAGTTTTACTAATCCGTAAGCGTAATAGACATTTGTTTACGATTGATTTCTAAAACGTAGAACCCACTTATTTCGTTAGTTAACATAAAAATGGAACATAGATTATGAGTTGTAAACACGTACACGAGCATAAACACCTTCCTCTCTGGTTGGTAAAAGTAACTTGGCTAGATGCCGCAGACTACTGTAATGGATGGCACGATTTAGATGACCTACCGATTGCAAATAATTTCTTTGAATCCTACGGTATTCAATTCCTCGAAGATGACCTCTCCCTATACCTCACCGAAACAATCCGAGACGATTTCTGTGTTGGAACTATCCATCAAATTCCCAAAGGGATGATTCAAGAAATTAAGCGTATTAAGAAGATTAAAGATGTGTGGGGATTTGAGTCGGAAGAGTCCAAGGCAAATGCTACATTAGACCGCATTGAGAAGGCCTTAGATGATATTGGACCTGCCACGTCAGAGAAAATAATCAAAAAAAAGGTGAAAAAAAGTAAAGAAAAGGGTTGACATCCTCTGTGGTTAGTGTATAATATACATATGATAAGAAATAAAGAGGAAAATATATGATAATATACTTAGATATGGATGGTGTGATAGCAGACTTTTTCACCGGGTTAGCCAAAACGAATGGCAAGACACATTGGAAAGAGATAGAAGACATTGAATTGAGCATCGAAGAGATAGCCAATACCGATTTCTTTAACACACTCGCTCTATATCCTACGTCACAAAAGTTAGTTGACTTTGTTAAGAAAGTTGCTAATGAGACAAGCATTGATTGGGGAATCTGTTCTTCTCCACTCCGAGGCGATTGGAAAAACTCTGCCTTCTGGAAAACAGAATGGTTAAAGAAGCACGATTTCCTACCAAAAAATGAGAACCTCAAGTTCTCTAGTAATAAGCCTGTTTATGCCACAAATAAAGATGGCATACCAAATGTTCTTATCGATGATAAGCCTGAAAATGTTGAAAAATGGATTGAGAAAGGCGGCATCGGTATACGATATCAAGCAAATGAAGATAAATTGGAAGATTTGATTAATACGATTTCAATGAATGTTGAGATGTATGAAATGATTAACGCCAATTAACCTACCTAATACAACGATTATCTATGGGATGACTAAACTCATCCCTTTAACTTTGAGAAAAATTTGACTTTATACGATGAATGGTGTATAATAATACTATGAATAAAGATAAATATTGGAACATAACGAGGGTACTAGAATGGTTTAGTACAGCAATAGTAGTAATCGGGGTAGGAACTAATGCCTTAGGGCATCACCCAGAGGGACCAATTATTATGACTGTCGGTTCTATATTCTGGGTTATTGTTGGGGTTAGATGGAAGTCTGCCTCAATCATTATAACAAATTCTGTGATATGTATCGTTTCAACTATAGGGTTGATAGTATATCATTTGAATACATAAAAAAAAGGTTTACTAAATGTTCATTAAATTTCTAACAGGCATCACTTTCACATCGATGCTGGCTTGGGGTGTAGTCGCAAATGGTGGAGTGTCAGCCACAGTTAACGATGCAAAGGATTTAGTGTGGTCTCCTAAAGAGAAATTAAGTGTATTTGTCAAGAGTATGGAAAATTATCCTCTCCTGATGGGTCACGTTACTCTTCAGGAATATGATGATGTTGGTCACGTTGCCGCTGGTTATGGAACCAGAGCATATCTAATAACGGTCAAAACTGAGGAAGAAGCCTCACGAGTAATGAAGCAGAAATTGGTAGAAGCCAATATGTTTCTTGATAGGCTAGTTAAAGTTCCCTTGAAAGTACACGAAAGGGATGCACTAGTATCTTTGATTTACAATATCGGACCAACTGAGTTTGCCAAATCAAGGGCTCTGAAACACCTAAATAAAGGTGAGATGAAGCAGTTCTTAACACAAGCGTTCCATCATAAACGTGGGTTTGTCCGAGTTCGCAATAAGATACACCAAGGTTTAGTTTCTAGGCGGGCTCTTGAATCAAACATTTTCCAGAATGGGGATGAGATGAATTTTTATTGGATTAATATGAATCCTTCTGGATATCTTAAAGATTAGGGTTGCTACTTAATAAGCACGAGAGGGGTCACGGTTAACCCCTCAATTTAATACTTGACACGCCGTAAGTAATAGTGTATAATGTGTTATAAATTGAGAATAAGATGTATATTTGTATATGCAATTCTGTCAAAGAGGGCGATTACGAAAGATATAACCTGATTGGGACAAGTTGTGGCAGATGTGCAAAAGACGAAATTAACTATGAGAAGGGTGAGAATATTATGAGTGAGGATAAAAAACAACGTGAAGTTGAAGTTGAAGAGAGCGCCGAATATGACAATTATCTAGGCGATGTTGATGACTCCTCGCTCCCTACCACGCTTGATGGTTTTATGGGAGAAGGTAAAACGGGTATCAACACTGAAGTTGATATTGATGGTTGGCGAAGTCATTGGAAACAAATGCCTGCGTACACACAAGAACCCAATGAGCCATTCAAAAAGGTCATTATGGCATTCAGAACTAAGGAAGACTACGAAGAATTCCAGAACCTGATTAGCCAGAAAATGACCCTCAAGACCAAATCTGCCTGGCATCCTGCATTAGATAAAACTGCGAACTCGCTATCTCGCTGGATGGGGGACGATTAATGAAGAGGCTGATATTACAAGTTAATGTTAAACTTGATGACTTCAAAGGCTTTAGCCGATTTAAACCCATTGAAGAAATTTATCGAATGAGCGAACAGCAAGCCAGGCTCTTTGCTAAAAAATGGGAAGTAGATTACCATCAGGTTACTGATTGCGATTATCTACCAACTAAAGGACCCTGGTTCCAACGATTTAAGATGTATGAAATGATGGATTATGATGAAATTCTGTATCTTGATATGGATGCTATCATATTGCCTGACTGTCCAAACGTATTTGATACTCTATCAGGTCATACTCTATCAGCGGTTAGAAGTTCTCCTTGGGACGAAAAACGCAAAAAAACGGGTGATTCCTATGATGAGTTGAGAGCCTTCCATAATGAAGTTCTCGGTGCAAAAGATGATTTTCGCCCATTCTGTAGTGGTGTGATGTTAGTCACAAAGGACTTCCTTACACAAACTAAAGATATTTGGAGAGATTACTTAGATTCCTTTGAGAAGAAGAGTAATGGAAGACCTTGTTTAGATGAAGCCGTATTTAATAAATTAGTGATAGAAGCCTTTGATGGTAAGTATAATGAATTGAATGAGGATTGGGGACCGTGGTATCGTGGTGGTAAATATATCGAACACGTAGGCGGACCGTTTAAGAATTTCTTCAACGTAGAAAAGTTTAAGGAAAAGAACTTTCCTGAAGATATACCAGACCCATTCGCACAATTTGCGGCATCGAAAGTATGACGCATTTTAAGAAAACCTCACAAGCCGACTTCTATGAACTAATCGATAATAGCGGTCTAGAGTTAGATAGAGAACTGGCTTGGGCTAATGTACAAGAATGTAAAAAAGCCGGGACCACCGCTCACCAAGGTCTTACAGATGCTAATAATAAAGTAGGGCAATTGTACAAGAAATGGTACGATTCCCTAAAAACTGGTACACCAGATTATTCTGTATATAATGACCCATATTACGTCATTGACCTTTGGTTATGCTGGTGCGAGTATTCAAGAACGGCTGTAAGGAAGATGACTAATTCAGGTGACAACAGCAAGAACTTGTTCGGTCAAAACCTTGTTGATTATATCGGCAAAGTTGATACAATCGTTGACTTGGGCTGTGGCTATGGATTTACGAGTGCCTATATAAGAGAAGAATTTAATGCAACAAGAGTTGTAGGAACTAATCTCGAAGGAACTTGGCAATTCGATAGTGCTAAGAAATATGGTGAGACCCACGGTTTTGGTGTAGTCGGTGATATTAGCCAAGCAAGTTATCTCAAATATCATATTGATGTTGTATTTGCTTCGGAGTATTTCGAGCATATTGAACGTCCAATCGACCACTTGCACGATATCTTATCTTATGGACCGAAGTGGGTCATTACAAAGAATGGATTTAATGGCGATGCAATTGGCCATTTTGATGAGTACAAAATAGGTAATGAAATTGTATCTGGAAAGTTGACTTCTAGGAAGTTTAATGATACAATGAGAGAATATGGATATAGGTCACTCAGAAAAGACTCTGGTGCGGCACTATATTTTAATAGTTGGCCGAATGTTTGGGAACGCCACTAACCAAAGGTAGATTATGATTAGAGCAATTATGGCTATAGGATTCACCGTAGGATTTTTGGTTTTGTTTTATTATAGTAATTAGATTATGTATTTAATGTTACGAACAAGTGAGGGAGAAGAAATGCCAGAAGTACAACAATATGACCCGCAATACCCACTTTATACTATTAGTAAGGGTCGTGCAGATTCGATGATTACCTCACGGTCGTTATCTCGAATGAAGATTGCTCATTATATTGCTATTGAGCCTCAAGACGAAAAGCCGTACGAGGAAGCACTTATTAAGTTTGGGTTGAGTAACTACGCTACGTTATTGATTCTTCCATTCTCCAATCACGGTGATGGCCCTGGTCGAGCAAGAAACTGGTGTTGGGACCATTCTAAAGATGTCCTAAAAGCCGATTGGCATTGGGTAATGGATGACAATATATCTGACTTCTACCGACTGCATAATAATGTTAGAACTAGGGTAGAGAATGGAGCCTTGTTCAGGTCTTGTGAAGATTTTTGTAATCGATACGAGAACGTCAAAATGGCAGGGTTACAGTACAGGTTCTTCATAGCACCAAATCAGAAGTATCCTCCATACGTCACCAACACTAGAATATACTCTTGTAATTTGATTAAGAATGATGGTGAACATAGATGGCGTGGTCGATATAACGAAGATACCGACTTGTCTCTAAGGATACTGAAAGATGGTAATTGCACGATACAATTCAATCATTTCCTTCAAGGTAAATGTGCAACACAAACTGTCAAGGGTGGTAACACAGAAGAGTTCTACCACGCGGAGGCTACGGATAACGAAGAGTTTGAAGAGACTGGGTATAATGCTGAAGGAACTATTAAGAAGAGCCAAATGCTCGTAGATATGCACCCAGACGTTTGTAGAATTGTATGGAAATATGGTAGATGGCATCATTTCTGTGACTATCTTCCATTCAAAAAGAATAAGTTAAAGTACAAGCCAGAGTATGCAAATATAGAATCTGGTGTTAATGAGTATGGCTTAACCCTCACTAGGACAGATAAGAATGGTGTAAGGGCTCCACGTGAAACATTCGATTTAAGTAAAGTTGCAGTTTTAGGAGATGAACAATTATGAAGAAAATAGGATTTACTTGCTCCTCTTTTGATTTACTCCACGCAGGACATATTGCTATGTTGAGAGAATCCAAAGAGAATTGTGATTGGCTGGTGGTAGGACTGAATGTTAACCCTAAGAAAGGTGTATCCCAACAGTATCCTGTCCAATCTGTAGTAGAGCGTTACACTCAATTGAGTGCCGTAAAGTTCGTAGATGAAATTGTGCCATACAATACAGAAGATGAGTTAATTGATTTGATTCAGTTATTTCAAATTAACATTCGATTCATAGGTGAGGATTACAGAGATAAATCCTTCACTGGAGATGGATTAGATAACATTGAAGTTTTTTATAATAGGCGTGACCATCGTTTCAGTTCGTCCTCATTAAAAAAGCACGTTAAAGATGTTTATATTGAAACTAGTGACCTGCCAGCTGGATTTGAGGGGCAGTAAAATATAAATAATTATTCGCTTGACAAACCTATTAGAGTAGAGTATAATACTGCTATAGTCGAGAGAAATTGATAGTCCCCTGGAAACGATATATAAACAAGGGATATAATGCAAACAACGGATGCCGATGCTGGCATCCTCTGAAGTTATGGAGTTGAAATGGTCGGAACAAGCGAGAATCAGGTTAGAAAGAGGGACGGGTCGTTAGAGACATTAGATTATGATAAGATACACAAGATGCTTGAATGGTGTAGTAACGGCCTGAATGTTTCCGTATCCGATACAGCAATCAGTGCCCAAATAAAAATTGTCAATAAGATTTCATCACACGATATCCAACAAACATTAATCAAGTCTGCCGCAGAGAAGATTTCTCCTGAGACACCAGACTATGATATATTTGCTGGCCGTCTATTGATTACTAATATGCGTAAACAAGTATATGATAGCATTACCCCTATTGACTTCCTTGGATACATCAAGGGTCACGTAGAGCGAAAGTTATATTCACCAGAGATATTGGAAAAATATTCTGAAGAAGAGATTACACAATTTGGTACTCATTTGGATTATGAAAATGATATGCACAGAGGATATGCCTCAGTCGTTCAATTAGAATCTAAGTATCTCATTAAAGACGTAAAGGATGACAGGCTAGTTGAAATGCCTCAAGAAACCTTTATGATTATTCCTATGGTTATCTTCGCAAATGAAGGAACAAATAGGACACAGTTAGTTATAGATTTTTATACAGCATTGAAGAATGATGAAATGAGTTTGCCTACTCCAGTTATTTCTGGTGTTCGCACACAACTGAAAATGTTTAGTTCGTGTTGTAAAATTAAGATGGGTGATACGGCTGAGTCTATTCTCGCCGCGGAATACGCTACTTCATTGATGACAAGCCAAAGGGCAGGCATTGGTGTAGATATGGGACCAGTCCGAGGTGTATTAGCACCTGTTAAGAATAACACAGTAAAACACACTGGTGCATTACCTATCCTTAAAGCAATTGAAAGTGTATCTAAACAGTTTACACAAAATTCATTGAGAACTGGTGCAACTGTAGTTAATTATCCAATTTTTAATTGGGAGATTATGGATGTTCTTGAATACAAAAATAATCAAGGCTCTAACACTACACGAGCAAGGTTCATCGACTATTCTATTGGAGTCACATCAATCTTTATCGAAAGGATGATGAAGAAGGAAGACTTCACACTGTTTAGTGCAGAAGAGGTTCCTGAACTATTTGAGCATTATGGCGACAGTGAAAAGTTTAATGAAGCCTATATTAAATATGAGAATAAGCGAGGAATACGAAAGAAGTCTGTACCAGCAGTCGAAATCTTTAATAAGTTAGTTAAAGAGCGTGTTGGAACTGGTCGTATCTATATTCATTTTATCGATAATATTAACAAGCAGGGTATGTTCAAAGAGCCTGTCACACAGACAAATCTTTGTTCTGAGATATTCTTGCCAACTAAAGCAATGACATTTGAGGGACTTAAACGTACTCAAAAAGATAATATCAGTGACTATGACACAGACAATGGGATGATTTCCCTATGTATTCTTGGTTGTATTAATTTTGGCAAGTTGGCTAATATTACTAGACTAGATGCGTTAACCGCTCTGATGGTTCGATTCTTAGATAATCTAATTGATATCCAAGAATACCCATTAGATGCCGCTGAATATCCTACTAGGGCATACCGATTCCTAGGGATAGGAATAAGTGATTTTGCTCATTTTCTTGCTAAGAATGAGGCTCGAATAGGAACACATAAGAGTTTAGAATTGTCACATAAATGGGCAGAAAGATTCCAGTATGGCCTGATTAAAGCGTCTATGGAATTGGCTAAAGAACGTGGTCCTTGTGAAGCATATCATCTGAGCAGATATTCAGAGGTTACCTTACCAATAGATACTTACAATAAGAATGTAGACAAAATCTATGAGAATAAACTATTGTGTGATTGGGAACGATTACGAATACAGATTAAGGAACACGGGATGCGACATACTACATTGTCCGCAATTCCTCCAACTGCTTCCTCTTCTCTAGTGTCTAATTCTACTCAAGGAATCGACCCGATTCAATCTGTTACAGATACATTTGAATCCGCGGCATACACAGTTAAGAGCCTTGTTCCAGATTATGAGAAAGAACCATTCTATATGAAAGCGTGGGAATTCCCTAATAACGATAGTTCAGAATACATCAAATTAATGGCAATATTGCAGAAATTTATTGACCAAGGTATGAGTGTTAATCAATGGTATGATTTGACTAAGATAGAGGGAAAGATACTAGATGCAAACAGAGTAAGACGGGATATCCTAACGGCGTATAAGTATGGGTTAAAAAGCCTATATTATATTCGCTCAAAAGATAAAGAAAATACAAGTGACTTAATTTCAAATCAACCACAAGCAAATCAGGATGATATTCCTATTGACGGATTAGACGGATGTGAGAGCGGTGCGTGTGCTATATAACGGAGAGCAAAGATGACTAAAATATTTGACCTAGGTGAAACAATATCTAGTAAGAAAACGAGACTGTTCTTAGGACCAGAATCAACTCGCAGGAACATTCAGACCTATCACGACCCAAAGTATAAGTGGATATTAGATTTCGCTGAAGAACTTAGGGCTATGGGGAATTGGAGTAAGAATGAGATTGACCTGTCCAAGGAAAAACGAGACTTTGATGGACTTGACGAAGCAGGACGCCATATATTTGAAGCGGGCCTTAAATTCGCAATAACATTAGATTCCTGTGCAGGCCGAGCGCCTCTAGAATTGTTTAATAAAGGCGGGATATCTAACAATCCTGAATGGGAACTATATCTAACCAATCACCAGAACAATGAACTATTACACTCGGAATCATATACTGAGATGGTACGAGCAGTATATAATGATGTTGATTTGTTTATCGATTCTATTATATCAGATGAGTATATCCAAAACAGAGCCACGAGTATTCTTAGTGCCTTTGATTGGTCAACCTCTGTATGTGAGAAGAATGAGGCTAACCAGACCGCTGAAGATAATGGTATGTCTAAGCCTTTTCCTGAAGTTGATGAGAAGATGCTGAAAACGGCAATATACAAGTCTGCATTGACTATTAATATGTTTGAGGGTATCAGGTTCTTCGCTACATTTGTGACGAATTGGTCCTTCTCAGAACAACCAGTCAAATTGATGCAAGGCTCTAGTAATATCTTTAAATTGATTGCACGAGATGAGATGATTCATTTGGACGTATTTCAACGAGTTCTGATGATGATGCGTAATGATAAATCAGAAGGGTTCCAAGAAATTATCAAGGAACTTGAGCCTGAAACTTATGAAATGTTTAAGATAGCATACGATGAAGAGATTGAATGGATTGATTATCTATTCTCCAAAGGAACACCTCTTATCGGTATGAATGCTACAATACTGAAGCATTATATGGATTACATATTTGCTGTCAGAATGAAGAATATCGGGTTGGACCCAACTAAGATTGGGCTAGAATCAGCCCCATATAACCCCGTACCTTGGGTAGATAACTACCTCGATTCAAACCACATCAAATCTGCACCTCAAGAAATTGAGTCTGTAAATTATGTGGCCGCAATCGATAATAGTAAGGACGTGGATTTCGATATGGACGACTTGTAGAAAGGAAGATTATGTTCAATTTTATTAGTACGAAGTTTAAAAATAGCAAGAACTTTAAAGCCGACTATGAGTACCAAAAACAAAGGGCGGATTCTCTTGAGTTAAAGTTGAATTTTGTTCTAAGTGGAATTGCTGATGTGGTTAAGAAAGTTGATAATAATGGTAACGTCAGTTACGAGAATATGGAGCAGTGAAAATGACAGAAGAAGTGAAAGTAGTAGACGGCGAAGTACAATATGTGTTAAAACCTATTGCCGACCAATTAGCCGTCATCCGAGATGAGATTGAAAAGAAGACTGCCGGTGGCATTATCCTTCAAGAAGGAAAAGCGATTGTTCCAGGTTCTGGAACAGTATTTGCCGTTGGTAGTTATGTGGAAGAAGTCAAAGAGGGAGATAAAGTATATTTCTCTGCAATGACTGTAGCAAAAGCGGGTAGGACAATAGAAGTCGAAGGGCAAGAATTCCTCATTATAAAGGAAGAAGATTTGTTTTGTACAGTGACTCCTACTAAACCTCTACCTGGAATTCGTCTGGTATCAGATACAGAGGGTGATACGTCAGTCTCTTAATAACGGACAACTGCATCAATTGTGATGTATGTTTACCAGAGTGTCCCAACGAAGCAATTTACATCGGTCCTGAGATATACGAAATTGACGGTGACCTATGTACTGAGTGTGTTGGGCACTTTGATGAACCACAATGTGTAGAGGTCTGCCCGGTAGATTGTTGTCTAATTGACCCAGATAGGCGAGAAACCGAAGAGCAATTATTAGCAAAAATAAAGTGAAAAAAGTGAAGAAAAGGGTTGACAAGGAAGTTATAGTAGCGTATAATATACTTATAAATGATGAAAAGGAGATTAAATGTACAACTTTAGAAAAATTGCAATATCGACATTAGTGGGTGCGACATTAGTGGTAGCGTCAGGAACAGCACAAGCGGATGAGGTTCTTTCTTATACAGACTATGCAAACATCACAAATGTTGAAGTTGTATATCGTACAAAGACTGTCCAGCGTCAAATCAACTGTCGTAATCAAACGAGTCAAATCTATCAAGCGCCTCGAAATGACCATTCAGGAAACGTCTTGGGTGCTATTATCGGTGGTGTAATCGGTAATCAAATCGGTAAGAATGGTGGAAACCGTGGGGCCGCAACTGTGATTGGTGCAATAGGTGGTTCTGTTGTCGGTGGAAAGATGCAAACCCAGAATAATGGGACAACTACCACTCAGAACACAACTGTCTGTGATAACGTCTTAGAGAGTGTCCAATCACGTCAGGTCGACCATTATCGTGTATCATATAGTATGGGTGGTCAGAATTGGACAATGATTGAGCAAAAGGAGCCTAGGGGCAACCAACGTAAAGTCAATGTGACCCTTCAGATTATGGAGAGCGTAGGAAATCGTAAATATAATCATTAATTTGCGAATTAATCAAAGAAAAGGGTTGACAACCTACTCAAAATGTCGTATAATATACACTTAATGGGAGAATACTCTTTGAAACGAAATAGTTCACCAGAGCAAGTCAAGAAGGTCAAAATGAACTCTGTTAAAGACCAACTTGACCAGCTCAAAAATCGGAAAATGACTCCTAAGAAGGCTAATTTAGTCAAACATCTGAAAAATTTGATGAAATGGAACCTTCGAAAGAGCCACGCTCCAAAACGTAAAAAAGCAATGGAGAAGGTAGTAATTCTGCCTGAGATGATTAACGAAGATGAGTGAGAAAGATAAGGACGAAATGACAGAAGAATATACAAATCATATGATTCGTAAGGCTGAGACCTTCGCTGAGATTGCCCACGATGGGCAGAAGCGTAAGGGTGGAAAAGATGTGCCTTACATCACTCACCCATTCGCAGTAGCGGAGATTCTCAAAGAGAATGGTGCAACGACTGAAGCAATACTAGGTGGTTTGCTTCACGATGTTGTTGAAGATACATCAAGCACGTTGGAAGACGTTGGAGATGCCTTCGGTCGAGGTGTGATGGAAGTTGTTGATTTTGTGTCTGAAGAAGGTGCTAGTCCAGAAGGAAAAGCACCCTGGAAAGTGAGAAAGACTGCTTATATTGAGCGACTACAGAATGCTCCCTATGACGCTGTCCTTGTCGCCAGTGCTGATAAATTGAGTAATGTTCGTGATACTGTTGATGACTACAAAGTAGTTGGAGAGGGTGTATGGAAGATGTTCAACAGCCAGAAACCTAGCCAGTACTGGTACTATACTACTCTGATTGCACTGTTTGAAAGTCGTGGGATTCCAAGCAAGATTATTAATGAATTGAAAAGTTCTATGTTGGTGCTCCACAAAGTTAAATGATTATAAATAGTTTTGTAATGACCAGAAAGGTTGTTATGACACAGACACACAAACTTATAAAAGGAACTTATATATGGCACATTCAACACCGTATGAACTACGATTTCAAATGTATGGCTCAGCCTTAGAGCGATTAAAAGAGCAATACTTTGCAAAACTGGAGGAGGTTCTGTCTTCTCCTACTGACGGCGGGTCAATGGATATCCCATTCCCAACAGCCAATGACGCTATTGCCGAGGCATCCATTATTATGGATTTCGTCAATGGTGACAAACTATGTGCCTGCAAGTAATGTCCACAATTTAACTAGCAAGGAGGTGTTCTTTTATCTACGAGTAATTTAAGTCAAATTCACTTACAGAGGAGAATTAATATACTGATATGATAGAAAAGTTGTTAAAAAATAAGCACGTTTGCTCAGGAATGACGTAAAAAGCGTGTCACGAGGTAGATAACAGCGTAAATTTGTTGTTTAAGTTATCACAAGACCCGGGTGCAAATCCCGGCACCTCCACCATAAGAGCATTTAGTAGATGAGATATTGAATCACTGCTTGCTAAGTGCTTTTATGATGGGGGTGTTTTAGGATTCGATTGAGATAGACGAGAACAATAGACGCTCGACCCATTTATACATAAGTCGAAAAAATACGTATAAATAAATGTAACTGCAAACACAGAAGCATACGCAATAGCCGCATAAGGGCTATTTGAGGATTTCAGAGGGGTTACCTTATTACCAAATAACCCCTCACAGAATTAAAAAACCGTGTTGTAGGTTCAGGAATGTTTTAGACACCGTGAGTGTAGAAGTATTAAGAGAGACACCATAGATAGTGCAACATTCCGAGAGAAGGGGTCACCTAGTCTGATTTTGCCCAAATCTTACCCCCGAATAGTTGTTTACGGTGCAACTACAAATTAACGACCCAGATGCCTTCGGGACTGAGTTGTTAATACTAGACGTAGTTCTTATATAAGGCTACATATTTTAATCTTGCTCATTGAGGAGACAATTATGACAAGGCAACAACTTACTACCCCACAAGGTTTTTTCGACCCGTGGACACACCAATCTTTCGGACTTGATAATATCTTTCAAGCGATGGAACAGTTCAATCACCAACCTAACCAGAAGTATCCCCCATATAATATAGTCAAAACAGACACCACATATGTGTTGGAGTTTGCTCTCGCAGGTTGGAAAATGGATGAACTATCCGCAGTTCTTGAAAAGAACGTATTGACTGTATCTGGCAAAAAGCTGGAGGAAGGAAATGAAGCGGTGATTCATAGAGGAATTGCAAATCGTAGTTTCAACAGTTCATTTACTATCGGTGACAGTGTTCAAATTAAAGATGCTGATTTAACGGATGGTCTATTGACAATCAATATGGACATTGTGATACCGGAAGAAGATAAGCCTAGGACTATTAATATTAGTAGTTCCTAGAACATATTAACTGAAGGACACTATACTATGATTATACTATTTGTGACTACAGTTCTATTTGGATTTGCTAATGCTGACGCACTAGACCAGTTTAAAGTAGAACAAGATGCAGGCGCTGAATGGCATTATGTTGGTAAGACTGTTCCTGACCCAAAGGCTAAGTCAATCCGTTGGAACGGGCACATTTACTACGAACTTAAAAAGCCAGTAGATGAAATCGAAGTGAAGGTTGATTAATTTCAACAATGCGTAATAAAAAAGCACTCTAACGAGTGCTTTTTTTTGGTCTATCTTAGGATGAAGTATTGAGTCTTGCCAGTCAACGGAACGGATTCCATATAGACTTCTTTTTCTCTTCTTCTTTGACTACTTCAACCACTGCTTCAGTGATTGCTTCTTTATCTACTTGTGATAAATTAGACTGTTCTACGTCCTCAATAAGGATTACCTTACACGAGAAAATCTTACCATTTAGATTATGGCACTTGAATACAGTTTCAGTTTCACTATAATTATGGTATTGCTCAATATGTTGTTTCATTAGGGCGGCACCATTTTCGCCGTGTGTATGTGCCTGGACCTTATCTTCTACTATAATAGTTTCTGGTAATCTAGTAACAATAACATTCGGATTGTCAAGAATGATATCAGTATTCACAGTTTCGACTATAGCAATCTCTTCAACTGGTTTATTGTTTGTGGCGTCTATCTTTTGGGTCAGTAATGAGCAAGCCGTGACTGTTGATGCTAGTGCAACCATACAAACACTATAGAAGACCGACTTATTGAACCACGAGGATTCAGGCTGTACAACCTTCTTCTTACGTTTCACGGGGGCTTTCTTTGCCATCTTTGAAGCCATTGGCTTTTTGGTTACTGTTCTGGTCATTATTTACTTCCTTTAAAGTGGTAGACTTTTTCAACTGTCTACGTTTTATACGTCTTTGCTTCTGCCTAGCGTCTTTACTCATATATTATTTGTTCATCCCAACTGCACTTCCTGTTAATATGGCTCCGAATGCTAGATGAAACAATCCGCCACCCATTAATGTAAATGGACTATGTTGGGAAGTTAAGGTCTTCATTAATTCCATCTGTACTAAAACCTCTTCTGTACTATCGATAACTAGCATCAATGCTGAGATATCTGGTCTATTTAATCCGTACCAAATCGGCACGAACATAAAATCATAAAAGCAAATCAATAAATAAATTGATAAGGCAGTCCACCTCCAACGCATTGTACTGATATCTGCATCCGTCATTTTAAATACACGGTGCTACACACTTTGCCGCACCAACACCCCAAACCATTAATGTTATAAAAGCAATTAGTCCTACCGCTATCAATATAAATCTTGTCGCATCGTTCATACTACGACCCTCCTATCTTATCTTAAATAAACAAACAAGCCGAAACCTATCAACGCAACTAACATCAACCCACCCATAACTTTGGCCATTAAAATCATATTATCTTCCATCTCTTTCGCGGCCTTACGCTTGAGTCGGACCTTTTCTTTCTCTGCTTCTCTTAAATCTCTAGTATACTGTACCTTAAATGCAATAAAATCTTGATAACCGTGAAGTCTCGATTTGTTTAACATCCACTTCAAATCTTCTTCTTGTCTAACCAAGGCCTCTTTGGCTTGAAAGGCTTCTAATACATCACCTTTGCCTGAATTGGCCTGTTTCTGTATCTCTTTCTCTGCACTAAAATAATTCGCTAGTGCCCCACCTGCTTCACCAATTTCTTTGCCATTTTGAAGCGTGGTCTTTATTACCTTGAAAGCCGCATTTGCAATTGCTAGTTCCGCCAGCATATATCATCCTTATTCTATCTCGCTTTTACGAGTCCAAATTTTGTCGAATAATACACCACAAGCAACTGACATAATCACGGCTAAATACGCATTAGAACTAACTAATGCTACCGCATAAAATCCAATTATTCCACCAACTATAAATCTAATTAAAGTACCTAATATTTTCACTTACCATCCCATTTAAGGTCACGTTTTCTGTGCCCATTCCAAGCAACGAAGCCAGCAAGTCTTAGTGAATAGTATGCTAGATAGTTCAACGCATAGAATCCATTCACTTTAATGTTAATATCTCTGAATGTCTCATCCATCCACTTTTGGTCTTTTGTACCAATAGTAGAGTCGCCTTCTTTTCCTTTAGAGGCGCTATATCGTAGAGTTTCATACTTGTAACCGTAGTCGTGTACTAATCCACCAATAAGAAGAACCCCAACTGGTGATAACCACGACCTAAGAAATTTAGGTATTGATGCACCGTCGAATACGAATCCTTTAGGGATAATGTACAATCGTCTATCAATCTTGTATGTGAAGTCTTTGGTCAATTCCCACTTTCGAGTACCAGTAAGCCACATCCAGATAGCCCCAAAGAATCCTTTACCTGCGGTTGGAATTGTGATGGGTTTCATCTCAGGCATACCGTCGGTTACTTTGAAGTTAATTCCTTTATGTCGTTTTTCACTGACCCCAAACACAACCCGTAGGATAATTGCAACGACTATTACTAGTGCTACTACCACGAACTGCCAATATTGTATCATCATATCTTGCATACTTCATTCTCCATTATTCTATAATTTTCTTTTCCTCAGATATTTTCTGAAGGTCCTGCTCTAAACAGGCGGTTGTTGAATCGATTAATTTAGGATGCTTATATTCATAGCATCCACCCGCTTTTGAATGAAATACTAGAAATAATATTACTAGTATCATCGGGACACTTACCCAAAGGATGGTCTTCATCCTTGACCCTAATGCTTCTTTCATCTCTGTCTTTGTACCGCCGCTGTTCCAAAGTAAAATCCTAAGACGTTCATAATTGCATAAGGGAGCCAATCAGGTGTAACTACGCCAGTGAGTTGTTTCCATTCATTTGTTTCCCAAGTGAAATCAAAGAACCACAACTTAAATCCGTGTGTTATTTCTGTCAGTACGTTTGTGTTCTCAGAGAATAGAACGGGTGCTACTAATATGAAGGCTGCCATCATCATCAAACATACCACGATAAACTTCCGAGCCCACTTAGCAGATGCAGTTTGCATCTTAGCGGCACGTCTTGCTCCCTTTTCGTTCTGTTGTAGCAACGATAGGGTTTGAGCATTCCTCTCGTGTTCGTCCTGTCGCTTGTCCGCAGACATTTTCATAATTCCACCTAGTATAGTGGACAGCAACATTGATATAACTTCTAATGGTATTCCAAACATAACAATCTCCAATCTTTAGTAACACAACTATTTATACGAAAATCGACTAATTTTAACTAGTAACGGTTATAAGCAACTGTACCGACAACAATACCGATTATACAAAACAGGATAGCGAAAACACCACCGATTTGTTTCATCTCTTTCATTTGTTGGGCAGCCTCTAGCGCCTCTTGTTTCTTAATTAATCTCTGTTCTTCCTTTGCGGCCTGTATTCGTCTAGCCCTTTCTGTGATGATTTCTCTCCACGTATCTGGTCCGAATCTAAGGTTAATCATATGAGATATTTCTTGTAACTGCTCGGCTGCCAATTTGGCATCGATTGTCTCTCTAGCGATATGTGATGTATCAAACTGTTCACGTACACCGAGTCCCTTTTTGGAACGCTTGCGATTAACCTCATCCTTACCTTTGAGGAGATTATCTACGGCACCTGCGATATCTCCGATATCTTTACAAGTGCTTATATTATCCTTGATGAATGATACACTGGCCTTAACCAATGCAATTCCAGCAAGTATTTCTGCTACTGGCATTTCCATTGCCCTCCACTACTTCTACAAGTATTTAGTAAAAAAGGGTTGACAACACGCTTTATAGGGTGTATAATAGACATATAATTAGAATAGATAAATATAGACTCCTAGAACCATAGAAAGGGAACGTATGATAATTGAAACCATCGGTGTCATCATCGGTATATTAGGCGCAGTTGGCATTCTAGCGAACTTCGTGTTTATTATCTTCATCAAAAGTAATGATGAAATGAACAAGAGTATCACGGCTGAAGAAGAGGCTGAAGATAAAATCGCAACTGGAATTAGATGGAGAAAGTTTTAATATGGACCACAACTCAGATTTTAGATATGACCTCGAATGGGGTCAAGTAGGTGAGAACACTGTTGCTGAAATCGTAGCAGGAGACAAAACCGAAGTGAAATCCGAGCGGGACATTTGGGCTCGTACAGGTAATCACTTCGTTGAGATATCTAGTCGAGGTCACGAGAGTGGCATATGTGTGACAGAAGCCAAATACTGGTCTGTGAACTTCTTTAAGAACGACACATTCTGTTTTAATATAACCCTCACTGTAGAT